GTAGTCTCCCTACTGCTGTTCCGTGGACACGGGCTCGGCCTGTCCACCCTCTATCATGCCCCAGCCGTTCTCCTTGCCGACGGACACGATGAACGTGCCGCGCCTGCCGCACTCCACGTCGCGCGTCATGAGCCTGTGCGTCGACATGTCGTACTTGAGCTTCGTCAGGAAGGTGATCTTCTCGTCTATCGGACCCTTGTACACGGGTCCCTCATCCGTAAGCGACACCTCGTCCTCGCCCCTCTTGGCATGCACGCCGTCCGCGTCTACGGACACCTTTGCGCCGTTCGATTCGACAGACACCCCTGACTTGGTTATTCTGACAGCAGTAGCGTCGTCGCCTATGCCGCGCACCACGACGCCCTCGTCGCCGGACGGCTTCGAAAACGAAAACGGGATGAACACACCGTTCGCAAACGAAGCCGTCGACATGTCGTCTGGCCTCTCCGGTCCCTTGTTCTCCCCGTCTACGTCCGTCTGCTCCTCGGACAGGGCTGACGAGTTGTGCTCGATCGCCGATGCGCAGTTTCTGTCGAGGGCGAGCAGTATTCCCGTGTCCCCCGCGAACAGCGGCATTGAGACGGAGAACCCTCCGCGGCATATCCTCATGACGGGAATGTCCTCGTACGTCGGACGCTCGATCTCCTCCTCTCCGTCAACGTTCCGCACGACGTTGTTCACAAGCGGCTGCACGGACGCCCTGCACTTCTTTGCGTCGTAGCTCCTGACGATGCAGGGTATCGCCGTCTCCCTCGCCACGTCGTGAATCCTGAAAAGAGCCTTGAAGAACCCGATGTCACTTTCCGCGACTGCCGGATCGAACGTGTCTGCTGAATATCCTCCCTGTGGCAGACCCTTCATATTGCGGCCCTTCTTATCATCTTCAGCTCGGTGTACCAGTCTTCGCCCCTGTACTGCCCGACGTGCCTTCTGCCTATGACGAAGTAGTTTTCGCTCGCCGAAGGGATAATCTCGGACTCCAGCCTGACCCACGTCATCAGTCTGCTCCTTACGTCAAGCCTGCGTCTTATGGTGGCGCCTTTCAGATCCACGCTGCCTATAGCAAGAAGTCCCGTGTACGGGCTTATCACTTCAGACGCCGACATGACCTTGTTAGTCATCCATGCGTTCCTGTCGGTCGCGACGAGCATGCCTTCGTCCCAGTAGACGTAGACGTTGAAGTCGTCTGCGAACTTCGAGATCATCCTCGACGGCGCGGCGTTCAGGTAGTATCTCGCGACCTTCCTCGATCCGCTGACGTTCTTTGCGTCCCACCTCGACTTGTGCCCATTCATCTCCGCTATCTTCGCAAGTATCTCCGCAGGGGTGGTGCCACTCATCGTGAGCGGGTCCTTCGGGTCGTAGTTCATCTCTCCTATCAGGCACGTGAAGTTGAGCCACATCTCAGGCGGAGAGGTAGGTATCGCCTGCGTGATTATTCCGGTTGCAATCGGACGCGGAAGCCCGTCCTTCTCGTAGCCCGCGTAGACCGCTATCTTCCGCCCCCTTGTTATCGCCAGAGCGTAGTTCCATACCGTGAGCTTCTGGATCGTGTCGCGCCCAAGCCCGAGAATGCCGACGGTGAATTGGCATGCGAAGTCGCCCGTGTACTTGATGTCGAACTTGAAGTCGAGCCCGTCGACGGACCCGCCGTACTTGACCATCCTGCCGTCGTCGTCCTCTATCTCGACGAATCCGACGCGCTTCCAGAAGTATTCGCGGTTCGTCGGCATCGTCAGTCCTCCAGAACGAGATAGCACGCCTCGGTGCCAAACGACATCCAGTCGGGATAGTCGTCGCCTTCGCAGATGAACCTGAACGATCCGCCTATTGCGTCCTCTGCTGGTCTCGGGAATATCGGCGCATTGGGAAGGCATGGACGCCCACAGCAGACGTACTCCCCGTTGACGGATACGTTTGCGTAGATTATGCCCCTGAACGACCTTAGCGCAATCTCAATGGAGTTGCCGGAACAGGTTGTGCAGAACTTCTGGTTCGGACACCTTACGAGATCGTACCTTCGTGTCATACCGCATAACCTCCCGTATATCCCGGATCGCGCATGTCCGTGTTGTCCTCGTTCCTCGGCGAACCGCCTCCGTCCCTCTGGATCATCATCATGTGCGAGAACACGAGCTCGCACTGTATGAGGTCGTACTTCTCGAAGTTGCGTTCGTGCGGGAACTGCACGAGCGAGAGGTCGCTGTACCCGTTGTGCCCGTCGGTGACGGAGAAGAACTCGAAGTCGCGAGTCGCGATCATGTCGTCGAGTATCTTCACCGTCGCCCTGTGCGACCCGTCGATGGTGATCGTGCCCTTGACGACGACGTCGTACGGCTCTATGACCTTGTTGTCGAACGAGGTCTGGCCCGTCTCTATCGGGGCTCCGATTACCTTCGCCTTGCGGATGCACTTCACGCTGTCGACGAGAAACCCGGTTACCTCGCTCCCGAACTTGTTGTCGCGGAACACCCTTGCGCGGTGTAGTGTGTCGTCTGCCATGAAATACCCTCCTCTATACCATTACCCTGCTGTCCATCGAATTCAGGATGTTGGCGTGGCTTCCCGAAGTCCTCTCGGCAAGTCCCTCCATGTTCCTGATGAAGTCCTCGGGATTGTCTGTGTTCACGTCGACCCTGTTGATGTAGACGGCGTGACTGTTGTTCGATACGCTGTTGTTGGTGGTCGACCCGCCCGACGACTCGGATTCGTTCAGGCTTTCGGCAGCCTCTCCCGTCGCCTTGATATTCTTCTGGATGTTCTCGAATTGCAGGATGTCGAGCGCATCCTCAAATCCTTTGCGCACGTGCCCAGTCGATTCCATGTCTCTTGCAGCAGCGCCGGACATGCCAGGAACCGACAGGAATGTAGACTGCAAGAAGTCTCCTATTCCAGACTCAGACGTAAAGCCGAGCTTTCTTATAACCTCGGTTTTACTCTTGTTGGCTGCAACGCGCCTCGACTGGTCCGGCGTGAGGTGTCCGTTCTTCGACATTATGTCTATGATCGCCATTGTCGTCTCGTCCATTCCTGGAATAGACGAAGCGACGAGAGTCCTCTCACGGGCGGACACGCCTCCCATTTTCGATCCAAGCGAGGAGATGATCGCCTCCGGGTCGCCGAACTGCGCGGTTAGCTTTCCGTACAGCCTGCTTATCTCGCCCGGGTCCTTTAGCCCAGCGAGATATGCAGCGTTCTGGAACTCCTTGCTTGGCATTCCGTAGAGGTTGACCGCGTTCTGCCATCCGGTAACCGTCGCGTTAGACTTGTCGGATGCAGCAAACGCAGAAACTATGGCTCCATAGGCGGCAGCGGACACTGCGGCGACAGGATTCTGTACCATTCTTCCGAGCATCGGACCTATGAACGGCGTCTTCTTTACTCCGGCAAGGGATTTGCTTATCGCAAGAAGCGACTTGGTCGACAGCTTCGAGTCCTTGAAGAACGGCGGAAGCTCCTTGAGAAGCCTCTGCCTGAATACCTGCTCCGCTCCGCCCTTGCCAAACCTGTCCGTGTTCTCGTAGATGAACCTGTCGTGTTCATCCATCGTCTCTACCCTGATGTTCTCCCTGCGCTGACGCTCCTTTTCGTCTGCATCGAACATCATCTTAGTCTGACGCGCATTCGCCTTGCCGCGGGCCTTGTCGATACGGTCCCACATCTCGTCCTGCCTGCGGAACTCCTTGGCCTGCTCCATCGTAACTGGGAGCATCGGGCTGTCGCTTGCTATTGTAGACGAGGCAGTGGCTGCCTCAGTGTTCAGGTTGTAGTCTGCTGTGTACCTCGAGAACCGGGGAGGGAACCACTCCGAAAGCCTGGCGTTCGGCGGCCTCGACCATACCTTGCCTCCGCCCTTTACGCTCTTCCATCCCATCTCGCGCCATACTTCGTCGGCGGATAGCGCCCCTTTGCCTGGTATGGACGGCGCAGGAAGGTCGGGAGCGAATTTTTCGAGCGCCTTGAGCGTCCTGTCGTATGTGTTTGCGGCAGATATTACAGACCTCAGCGACTTGCCCTGCGAGGAAAGGGCTGCTGCAACATCCTCGTCGTCTACCTTGTACTTCTCTGCAAGCGCGTGGATTATGGATTTCGTGAGGTTGTCGACTGACATGACGGCCTGCCCGGACACGCCGAGCTTCGACAGTAGTCCCTGTAGCGCCCTTAGCATCTTCGGATCGGTGCCGGATTGTCCTCCAACAATATCAGCCATGTCAGCCTCTCTTCATCTTTGCCTCAAGTCTTACTCTTTCGGCGTTTTGCCATTCGTTGTACTTCTTGGTGTAGTACACCTCCCACAGATTGTACATATCCTCCATCGAGTAGCACTCGCGGAGCTCCCGAAGGGTCGCCTGCCCTGACTGAAGGACCTGTGCGACCATCGGGCTCATGTTTCGGGACGGATTCTGCGGGTTTACGACTCGGATTCCACCGCCTCCTCCAGTCCCAATACGTCGAGGAGGCTTCCATCTGTTAAAAAACCCCAGTTCTCCTTCACCATCGTGACGCACAGGCGGGCCATGACGACGTTTTTGCCCTTCATGTATCCGTTTATGCGCGTTTCGGTGTCGAGGGGGAACCAGTTGTCGTCTACTCTGATGGCGACATACGACAAAATCGCCCTCACGACGCCCGTTGGAAGCATCGTGAGGCCGATATGCCCGTATTCCTTGTAGGATTTCGCTACCTCGCGGTAGATTTCCTGCGCCTCGAGCGCGGGAATCTGCGAAATGGCGTATGTTTCGCCGTCGATCACGACCTCTTTCGGCTTTATGAACTTCGCGTAGTCCATTTTCCCTTTCCTCCCCTTGCCGAATTACGACCTCGAGAGGCTTTCGGCCTCGAAGGTGTAGGTCCTTGACGAAAGACGACCCTCCGCCGACGTGGACGGGCCCGTGGGACCACTCTTGATGCGGCAGTTGGTGTACGAATACGACCTGCTTCCGGTCCTGCGGCCGGACGAGTTGATGTCAGGAACCTTTATCGTGCAGTCGCAGAGGAGCTGCGGGATCGAGGTGACCCCTCCCGGCTGGATGAGCGACTTCTGGAGGAAAGCCCAGAGCTTGTCGTCCTCGGGCGAGCCGGGAATGACCGTGACGCTGAACGGATAGACGCTCGGGGTGCGCGACGAGATCATCGTGCCGTTGAGGTTCTTCCTGTTCGTGGACGCGTCGACGTCCGGCGCGTCAAAGGGGGTCCCTTCGTCCGCGAAGTTGGTGATGTCGCACACAAGTCCGCGCGAGAACGTGATTATCGTTCCTACGGCGGATATGTCGAATGCCTGAGTGATGTCTGCCATTTGATTTTCCTCCTGTTAGACTACGATGTGGGTGCCGTCGACCTTGACGATGTGGTCGCCCTTGCCGTAGATGAGCGTGTACTGCACGTGGTACTTGCCGTCGACCTGAACGATCTGCGTCGAGACGTAGTATCCGGTCGACTGCACCTGATCCGCGGCGAAATCGTTTCCGGCGTAGGTGTTTACTGCGGCAATTTGCTCAGTAGTAAGCGGCTTGTCGACGAGAATGCAGCCGTTTCCGATTGCGCGGTTCGCGACTCCGAGCACGAGGTTCGTGACCTTCGCCTCGCCGGAAAGGTCCGCCGAGAGCTTCTGGACGGAGAGCTGGAGATTGAAGTATCCCGCCTCTATCTGGCCCTTGATCCACGCAGCGTCGCGCATTGTGCCCATGTCAACGCCGTTCATGTTGACGCCAGTCTGGTAGAACGAGATCGTGCTGCCGTAGGTCTTGACCTCGCCGATGTAGTTGATGTGCTTCGCGTCGTACGACGTCTTGAGCGCCTGGGTAGTGACCTCCGCCGGGAATCCGCCAAACTGCTTGTAGTCGATCGTTCCGGCCGACCCAGCTACATTGTAGTTCACGGAGGCGTACCACGCGACCGCAGGCGCAGCGCCGAGGTTCACGGCTCCTGTCTCCGGCGTGCTTACGACGAGGTGCGTCATCGTGAGCCCGTCGAGCGCAGTCGCATAGGAGACGACGTCCGTCGCGTCCGCAGCGACAACGAGCTGGAGCATCGCGTCCGATCCGTCGTTCGCCGTGGCAACCTCGAGAATGCCTCCGCCAGTCGCGGTTCCGAGCTCGAAGTCCCCGAGGAATGTAAACGCCCCGAAGTTCACCGTGTCCTCCACGCAGGCGTCGTATGCGGCCTTTGCAGTCGTCAGCACCTTGCAGAAGTTGAGGATAGACGGGGTTCTCGTCCCGCCGCTGTACCCGAAGTACGCTCCGGCAAACGAAGCCTCGTCGCTGTCGGTGTCGAAGCACGCGGCTACGCCTGCGGAGTCGAGCGCAACCGGATGCCCGAGGTCGTAGCTTGCCTTGACTGCGGCGTACTCGGAAGGGACAGTCTCTTTCATGTCGCCCTTGGTGAACACCATTCCAGAGAAGTCGCGCTCCCCGACGACAGTCGAAGACAGGCGCGTCTTGATCTCTATGTAATTCCTGATTGGAATCGCCATTTCGTTTCTCCTGTTTTATACGGGATAAATCTTGGGGACGAGAGCGTCCAGTTCGATTTCGCCCGCGCTTACCTCCTTCGGCACAATGATCTTCACCGTGAAGACCGCGCGCTTCTGGTACAAGTCACTATTGTCATTATACACAAAAATGCTGTCGGAATCAATACGGAGATTTGACATTTTGCTTTTTCGCAGAACGTCGCATCCCCTGCCGTTGAACCACGCCACGAGGTCGGATGCCGCGTCCTCTGGAAACTGGTCCGTTGGAACGGCCGCCTGCTTGCGCTTGCACACGCAGTGTATCTGCCACCGCTGCTCCTCGAACCAGTTGTCGTGCCGCGTCAGCTCGTCGCCTTCAACGCCGTAGCTCCTACCCTGCCAGCCGACCCTCCTTGTGCCTATGAGGTTCATCAACACCACGCGATCCGCCTTCTGGAACGAGGCGTTGGCGAACTCCATGACGGCCCAGCCGGGCCTCTGCATGAATTCGAGCCCGTCCTCGATGCACGACTTCAGGATGGCCTGAACCTCAAGCCTGCTCTTCTTCAGCTCGCTCATGATTCATCCTCCTCTGTTGACTCGTTGTCAATAACCTGTACACAGTAGCAACGCTTCCACCCGTTGTAGCCGAATTCCTCCCAGTCCTCGGTCTGTATGACGTTGAACACCTTGCCGTTGATCCTGAACTGGTCGGCGCTGTGCTGCTCGCATACCGTGCGCACGTCGATGTTGTCGACGTAGACCGTGTAGTAGTTGCGCGAGAAGTCGAGGCCTATGTCCTTGTAGTCGCGCTCGTTGATGTTCTTTCCGCCGAACGACGATATGATTCCGGGCATGGCGTGCGCGAGGATTGGAGTCCAGTCGCCGTATGTAGACGACGCAACGCCGTACTCGCTTACGACCGAGTCGTTCGCCTTGCGCCACTCCACCCTCTGGCGGGGGATTATCCTGCTGGCGATCTTGTGAAGGTTGGTGAATATGCTCATTCCAGAAAGTCCTCCATTTCGCGGCGCGAGTAGCCAAACTTCGCGCACTCCCTGTAGAGTTCGGAGAGGCGGTGCTTTGCGGCGTTCCTTCCCTCGAATGTCGTCTCCCTGTCGGCGAGAAGCGCATTGATGGAGACGATCTGAGACAATATGGAGTCGAACCTCCTCTGTGCAAGCTGCTGAAGCGCGGGGTCGATTTCGGTGCCCTTCCTCAATGCCTCGAAGAACGCATCGAGTGCGCTCGTCTTTACGCTCCTTGCGGCGACCTTCTTCACTGGCGCGGGCTTCGTCTCCTCGGATTTCCTCATCTGCCTTGCAGTCAATCCGCCCCTGCGCGTCTTTTCGTAGTGCGCCTTTAGACTGGCGCTCATCTTCTTCTTGTACTGGCTTCCGAAGTCTGCCACCCTGATTACGCGGTAGCGTATCGCCTTGTACAGGCGTCCGGTTTCCATCAAAGGCTCCAATACTCCAGAAACGCCGTTGTACGGTGCCATGCCACGCTTCATCCTGCGCTTCCTGCGCGTCACAGTCTTCTTGTCGAGCGGTGCCTTGTTCGCGGGCGAGTCGTTCGAGAAGCTCGGCCCGGAGAACTCTCCCGAGATGTAGTCCCTTACGGCGTCCCTGATGTCCCTTGCAAGCGCCATCAGACTGGGCTTGATGTTGTGGTAGCTGCGTTCCGACCTTGCGTATCTCTTGATTGTCTCGGTTATCCTTCGCCCGGTGTGCAGCCTCGCCTTTTCTCCGCGTATCAGCGAAAGGGGGTCGTAGCCCTTTGCGGAAAGG